ATTACATTCTCAAAAAAGCAAAAGAGTATTACCAGATAACAACAGACGAAGCACAAATGTATAAGTGGCAGGAAGCGTTCTCAGGACTCTACAAGCCGGCTTATGTTATTTTCTCACGACATCCTGTTGATGTTTATAGAATGTCTGACTTCACAGAGATTACATCATGTCATTCTCCTCCATCAAGGAAAGTGGGCGAACGAACCTTTGATCAGTTTAACATTTGTGCTCTTGCCGAGGCTTATGCAAATGGAATGATCTCTTATGTTGTGACCGAAGAAGAATTTCAAAAAAATGAAATGGAACCAACTCAAGAAACTCTTGACGAGTATGAAGATGAAGAATTGTTTTATGATGAAGAGCGTGGCGAAGGTGTTCTTGAGCCACGATCAAGAATCAGAATCAGACGAGGCGCTTTTACAGACCCAGATACAGGGAATGTGACTCCGCTTGCCGTACCAGATCAAAAGGTCTATGGCCTTGATGTTGGTGGTTTCAAAGAGTATGTCCGAGATTACATTGCGAACATTCAAAAAGACGACATTGAAAAGATTTTTCCAAATATGGTTGCTGGTGTTGAAGACGGCAGCACTATACTTGAACTTGATAACTTTGAAAGATTTGGTGGAAGTTATGAAGATTCCGGAATGGCCGTTCGTCAAAACCTTCCTTTAATGTTTGCCTCTGCTCTTGATTTAGACCCTGTTAAGCTTGTATCTTATGGTTATTTGAAGTACGACAAAACGCTCGAGAACGAACTCAGAACACAAACAGATGAAGAGATGTCAGGCCAAGACTTAGGACAAGTACAAGAAGAAGCCGAGAACATCGCTCAAAATGCTAGTATGGACGGCCGTTGGTGGTGGCAAGTATCTGTAGATGAAGACTACGAGGGTTCTGTTTCTATTGACTCTGTTGCTCCTTTAGTTTATGTTAGACTTCCAGAGGAAACAGATGTCGCCAATAAATTCAGAGAAGTAAATGAAGTTTTTGTTGACTATAAAGATAATTTTTCTTTGCCTTATGGAAACGACATAATTGAGCCAGAAATCATTGATGCTTTTTCTGGTGGGCAAGATCCCATCAGTGGTTATACATTTAGATCTCCTTTCTTGAGAATTGAATACCCCAACCTTCAAGAAATGGCGAGAGACATTGGAGATCCCTTTACTCTTGAAAATCTACAAGGCATGCTGGAATATCTTGAAGACAGCAGCCGTAATGGCGGGATGTCTCTTTCTCTCGCAACCGATCCTTATGTTGAGGACGGCTTTGATACAGTCGCCACCAAACTTCTTGGTGTCCGTGGCTTCATTGATGACTCCGACTTTTACTTGACTCAAGTTTCTGACGCCTACTCCGCGGAACGATACAAAGAGTGGGAAGAGGAAAATAACAGTTACGATTATGTTGGAGCCATTGAGATTCTAACCGATGTTACATACACCTCAACTCTTGCAATTGACCTCTCTGTTCTTCAAGAAAGAGGTGGATACACTCCAAGACAGGCTGCTGAACTGCTGATAATGTTGGGACGAGACGAGGCTCTACAAAAGTTTCTGGTAACCGAGATCAACAAAGAATGTCAAATCGCTGCTGGTAATGAAGAAAGTTGGAACGGCACGGTTATTTCTTTCACAATTACGGGTCCTGATAGTTATAGTTCCGTTGAAGAGATCTTTGAAGACGACCCAGATGGTGAGGTTGATGATTCTTTTGATCTCCGTATGGAACTTGATCAAGATGATGTAAGCACAAAAGGTGAGAAGGCTGCTCTTGCTGCTCTCTTGGAACAATACGACTCAGACGAAATGGCTGAATTAATTATAGCATTTTCCAAGCCGCTCAAAGCAAAAATGCAAGAACTCTTCCCAGCACAGTCCGTAAATGAAAACAAAAGACGAATGAAGGTTCGTATGCTCCGAGGAAAGTAAATGTCTGAAGACAACAAATGGTCTAAACCCGCATCTCCACCGCCTCCTCTCTTTCTTGGAGAGAAGGAGCGAAACCTTGTTAAGCAAGTCAATGATGAGATTATTGAAAGGGTCATCGGCCAACAGGTCCTTTACTTTCCAATTGACATGTCTCGCACCAACTTCCATCCGGTATACGGCGAGGCCATTGAAAAAACATTTCTTCACCCAATCAGAGTATATGCTCTCGTTGAGTACGGCGGAGTGGAAACAACATATCTTGAAGATGTCGGCTTGGATAAGACAACCAACATCAAAGTCAATTTTCACAAGAGAAGATTGACAGAAGATCAAAACCTTTTTGTTCGTGAGGGAGACTTCGTGAGATACGGAGAATTTTATTACGAGATAATTAAATTAAATGAACCAAAACAATTGTTTGGACAAATTGAACATCGCTTCGAAGTCACAGCAGATTGTATAAGAGCAAGAGATGGAGTGTTCAATGGCAGTTGAAACAGATGGATATGCAGTTCAAGGATCATCTTTAGAAAATATTGATGTTGGAATGTTTGAATATATTGACGATGCCTTAAATCTTCATGTAACCTCAAATGGTGGTTTCAAGAAAGTTCCAGTATTATGGATGGCCGCAGAACGTGCTTTTCAAATCAAAAACGATGTAACCCTGCGTGATTCTTCGGGTAAACTCCGTTTGCCTATCATAACCATTAACCGAACATCTGTGACTAAAGATCCTACATTTAAAGGCTCATATCAAGCACACAATGCCCTACCTTCATCGGGCCCCCGAGGATACAAAAACAGACCTTACCATGTTGGAAGAAAAATTAAATCTGTTAAGTCCTCGGAGTTTATGGAAAACGAGGTAAACTTTGAGACCCAAGGTCAAAATAATAATGGTTATACAACAACCAAGAAGATTGTTTATGAAGAAGTTTATACTCCGATTCCTGTTTATGTGTCAATTGTTTATAGTATAAACATTAGAACAGAATATCAACAGCAAATGAATTCACTAATCGTTCCTTTTATATCAGGAACGGGACAAATTAACTCATTTGTTTTTGAAAAAAATGGATATCGCTATGAAGCGTTTATCCAGCAAGACTTTTCTCAAGACAACAATACCTCAAACCTCGGAGAAGATGAAAGATATTTCTCAACCAAGATTGATATTAAAGTATTAGGCTATGTTCATGGCGAGGGCGTTAACGACCCACAGCCTAAAGTCGTCACAAAAGAAAACATTGTTGAAGTGAAATTAGTCGGAGAAAGAATAGTTAAAAATATTAGTGACGACAAGAATTATGTATGATAGGGTTATTGGCTATTTAAATAACTATTTATTACGAATAACATTAAAATATAGGAGATACTTTAATGGCTGTTAAATTTGACTTTTTGTCTCCCGGTGTAAACATTAGAGAGATTGACAACTCGGTACTTCCAGCAGATGCAATCGCTGCGGGTCCAATTTTGGTTGGTAGAGCCCGTCGCGGTCCTGCTATGCAACCAATTCGCATTAGATCATATGAAGATTTTGTTGATGTGTTTGGAGCACCTGTTATCGGTTCTGCTGGTAATAATACTGACGTATGGAGAGATGGTAACCTTCAAGGACCACAATATGCTGCTTTAGCCGCACAAGCACATCTTGCTTCGGACACCACTCCTGTGACTTTTGTTCGTTTGTTGGGTGATGAAAATTCTAATGCTCCAATTGACAGCAACGGAACTCAGCCCGGATGGAAATTTGCCGGCGCTACCACTTCAGCAACTAACAACCAAGCAGCGTATGGTCTTTTCCTAGTAAACTCTGGCTCAACAGATGGAGCAGTTACTGGTTCACTTGGTGCTGTTTTCTATGTTAATTCTGGTTATATGACCTTGTCTGGTACATACGGTGAGAAAGGTTCAACCGATCTGACATCATCAGCAGGCATCTTGATTCAATCTCAAGGTGCAAATCAAGAATTTAAAGCTGTTTTTTATAATGGTTCTAGACAAAAGATTGAAGAAATTTCTTTTAACTTTGATAAAAGCGACAATTCAAAATATATTAGAAGCCAATTTAATACAAATCCTGTGTTGACCAATAGCAGCCTTGTGGCTGCTGGATCTACAAAGACTTACTGGCTTGGAGAAACATTTGATCGCTTTGTAGCAGACAATGTTACTGGTAGCGCTACCGCAGGTGATGTTCACGCTATTCTTCTTCCTTTGGAAAGCGGTTCTTACAATTGGGCAGAACATAACGAAGGACACGAACCAGCACAATCTGGTTGGGTCTTTGCTCAAGATCAAGGTGCTGCTGCTGATTTTGATCCAATTTCATCAAATCAGAAGCTTTTCCGCTTTGTATCGCTTCACGGTGGAGACGATATTCAGAAATCAACATTAGTTGGTATTTCTGATATTTCACTTCCAATTGATACTGCTGTTAACCCTTTTGCTTCTTTCAATATTCAATTTATGGACTTAGCTGGTAATGTTCTAGAAGAGTTTACTGGTGTTAATCTTAATCCACAATCTGATTCTTATATTGTAAAGCAAATCGGTAATACAAAATACACTTGGAATGACACGCAAAAGAAATATGATGTTTCTGGTGATGAGCCAAACCTTTCAAACTACTTTAGAGTTGAGGTTGATGCCATTGTTTCTGATGGTGGTGCTCAAGGTTTAGCGCCATTTGGTTTCTTAGGTCCTGTTCGTCCAAAAGGCTTCACTTTGATTTCTGGATCAGCGGCCGCACAAGACTTTGGTTCTCTTTCATCAGGTTCGGCTGCTGCTTTCGCAGATGCTTTTGTTGATGACACTTCACCTCAATCTCCAAGCGATAGAACCGGCGGTGAATTTGCTTGGTTACCACAAGACTTCACAGCCTCTTTCCGATTCCCACAAATCGCTCTTCGTGGTGAGGGATCAGAAGGAAACCCTGTTGATCAATTTGATGTTTACTTTGGTATCAGACCAATGGAAGCTAGTTCAAACTCTAGAGTTGATAATGGATACGTTGATTATGTTAGAAGATTAAACATTGGTGCTAATAACTACGCACCAGATCCAGCAACAGGTTACGAGTACTCATTTGCATTTTCTCTAGACGATGTTGTTGCAACCGGCTCAAGTCGTATTGCTACTTACCGCTCTGGTTCTCGTGCCGCTGGTGATTCATATACAGCCGTTTCGGGTGCTTCGGCTCTCCTCGGTGATGATACTGGTGTTACTGACGGTGTAGAAATCAGACAGTTTGTTATGCCTGTTTGGGGTGGATTTGACGGACTTGATATTACAGAGAAAGAACCATTCAGAAACACTCTTCTTTCTGGTGATACCGCTGCTAATAACTATGCTGTTTACTCTTTGATCAAAGCAGTTGATACAATCAGAAACTCAGAGCAAGTAATTGCGAACTCTTTGTCAATTCCCGGCGTTACCAATACTACAGTCACTGACAAAGTTATCTCAATGTGCGAGGACAGAAAAGATCTTCTTGGAATTATTGATCTTGAAGATGGCTATAAGCCAGCAACTGAAGATGAGGAATCAGCAGTCGGTAATGTAGATAGCGTTATCAGAAAAGTACGCCAAAGAAAATTCAATACAAGTTATGGCTGTGCTTTCTACCCATGGGTTCAAATCCAAGCAAACACTGGTGTTGACTCCGGTAAACTTTGGGCTCCTCCTTCAGTGGCCGCAATTGGTGCTTTTGCAAGTTCTGATAGACAATCTGATCTTTGGTTTGCTCCTGCTGGATTTACCAGAGGTGGTCTTAATCCTCTCGGTGGTGTAGGTGGTCCCGGCGTTGTGAACGTTGATGGAACTCTTACCTCAAAAGAAAGAGACAAATTGTACCAAATCAACATTAACCCAATTGCTTCATTCCCCGGCGAAGGTATCGTTGTCTTTGGACAAAAGACACTTCAAGCAACACCATCTGCTCTTGACAGAATTAATGTCCGCAGATTGCTTATCTATCTCAAAGGCGAGCTTTCAAGAATCTCTAGAGGTCTTCTCTTTGAACCAAACGTTAATGCTACTTGGCTTTCATTTAAGACTCAAGCAGACGAAGTTCTCTCAAATGTTAAAGCTAACTTTGGTGTAACTGAATACAAAGTGGTTCTTGATGAGACCACAACTACAGCAGACCTTATTGATAGAAATATCCTTTATGCTAAGGTCTTTATCAAGCCAACTAGAGCAATTGAGTACATTGTTGTTGACCTAATTGTTACTAACACTGGTGCGGAATTCGTATAGCAGCATAATTAATATAAATAGGAGATTAATTCAATGGCTTTTTGGTCTGAACAATACAACGCTAACTCTAAAGATCCTAAAAGAGGATTTAGGTTTAAGATTACATTCCAAGGAATGAACGGTGGAGACATCGTTTGGTTTGCGAAGAAGGTTGCAAAGCCTTCATATACCATCACTGAGTCAAAGCACTCTTATCTCAATCACAACTTTTACTTTCCGGGACGAGTTGAATGGGATACAATTGCCATGACTCTTGTTGATCCAGTGTCTCCGGGTGCTGTTGCTCAAACAAATGCTTTAGTTGTTGCTTCCGGATATCAAATTCCCGGATCTCCTGCTGATCTTTCGTTTATATCAAAAGGCAAATCTACTTCTGCGGTTGGTTACCTTGTGATTGAGCAAATTGATTCTGATGGAAATGTTACTGAGATGTGGACTCTTAAGAATCCATTCATCAAGTCTGTTAAGTTCGGTGAACTTGATTATGAAAGCGATGATCTTTCACAAATTGAACTTGAACTTCGTTATGACTGGGCCGTATGTGAGATCGGTGCTAATGCCGACGCTGCTCAGACAGGCTTCAATAATCAACTAGGAACAATTCCAGACGACAAAACTTTTTATGATAACTAAAAATGTCTTTCTGGACTTCTCCAAATCTTCATCCTAAAATCAAATCCCGTTTCATTGTTTCATTTGGGACGGGATTTTTTCTTCCTAATGTTAAATCCGTGACTAAGCCCGCTGTTGAGGTCGCAACAAAAGAATATCGGCTTATGAATCACTACTTTAACTATCCGGGCCTTGTTAGGTGGCAACCAATTAAAATAACGTTTGTTGATATGAATGGTACCGGAGGACAATTTGATACATCTCAGATGCTTTACGAAATGCTTAATAATTCTGGTTATGCGCCACCTACAACAGAGACACATACATTAGGCAAGATTGGTGACAGAAATGCTGCCAATAGCCCAATAACAACACCAGAAAAAGCATCAACAATTGGAAACTCATTTGGAAATGGATTAACAGGAAAGTCAAATTATTCTGAAGATGCTCCGACTGGAAATAATAGGACAATCCGAATACAACAAATAGACTTTGGAAAAAGCCGAGGTAGTGCTAATGATACAACTGATTCTCAAGGGACTTTTATGCCAGATGTGGATACAGTTGAGACTTGGGAATTAATCAATCCAATTATAACCAATATCACTTGGGGAGATCTAGATTATGGATCTGATGATTTAGTTGAGTGTACACTAGATATTAAATATGATTGGGCAGAGTTTAATAATGATCCTGAAAGTATTGATAACTCTGTATTAATAACAAATACATACCAAAATTTCTCAAAATAAACAGCGAGGTGAAAATTGAGTAGAAATAATGAAGAAAGGTTCGGACCACGAGGCGATGCAGGTTCCGAATCTCCAGCAGCAAGTCTGCCAAACCCACTAGATTTTGTATCGCCAACAGAACATGTTGAACTCCCATCAAGAGGAAGGGGCTACCCTCAAGGTCACCCGCTTCACAATAAGGAAACAATTGAAATCAAATATATGACAGCAAAAGAAGAAGATATCCTATCTTCTCGCTCCTTGCTTAAGAAAGGTCTTGCAATTGAAAGATTGATTGAGTCTGTAATCTGCGATAAGAATATCTCAGCAAGAGAAATGCTTGTTGGAGATAGAAACGCAGTCCTTATTTCAGCAAGAAGGTCAGCATATGGAAATATATATAGCACCAAGGTAACATGCCCTAATTGCGCAACCGTGTCTCCAAGTGACTTTGATCTTAATGAAGCGAAAGTATACGAAGGAACAGATGCAGAAGAGTATGGTATTGAAGTAACCCCCCGAGGTTTGTTCAAAACAACTCTGCCTGTTACGAATTTTATTGTTGAGTTCCGCTTATTGCGAGGACAAGATGAGATGGACATTGTTAAAAAGTCTCAAAAACTTTCAAAAAACAATGCGTCAGAAGAAAATGTCACAGACCAACTTAAAAAGCTTATTGTATCAGTTAACGAGTATACAGAAGCCAAAGTTATTAATCACGTTGTTAAGCAACTCCCAGCACAAGATTCTATCTTTCTAAGAGGGGCATACAAGCAATGTTCACCAGACATTAAAATCTCCGAAGATTTCACCTGCCCTTCTTGCGGCTTTGAGCAGGAATTGGAGGTGCCTTTCGGGGCAGACTTTTTTTGGCCTGACCGATGAGTATATGGAGAACGTTTACGAACAGTTCTTTATTCTTAAACATTATGGCTCTTGGTCTTTGATTGAACTTTATAACCTTCCCGTCGGTCTCCGCAAATGGTGGCTTGACCGAACAATTAAAGAATACGAGAAGGAAAAAGAAGAACATGATAAGGCGATGCGCCAATCAAAACGTTAAATGCTCCTTTGAGAGCATTTTTCTTTATGATCTAATTATTGTATGAGGACACCGCTATGATTGTTATTGATTTAACTAAAAAGAAACAACTGAATGAAAGTTGGCTAAGAATGATTGGATCTTGGTCCAAGACTCTTTTGCGTCAAATGTTTGGAAAAGATTTCAACCTTAATATGTCGCTTAAAGAAGAAGAGGCTGACAATAAACTTCAGTTTGTTATCCGTGGAGAGGTTGAGGATATTAAAGCATATGCTGATGCTTTATTTGCCGAGAAGAATTATCTTGAGGCTTATTCTCAATTCGGAAAAGAACACCCCATGACCAATAAGCAGCGGATCGTATTGGACCAAGCCGTTCAACAATTTGAATCAAAGACCGGCATTAAATGGCCATTTTCAGACGAGGGCTAATAAATGGCTGATGAGACAGAAGGTGGAACCCCAACTGGGCCACAATTAGACCAAATAATTGAAAAACTTGACACTGTTATCGCAAAGCAAAAAGAATCTCTTCGGCTTCGTCAAGAAGACGAAGAAAGCTTAAGTGATTATAATGATCAATTAAGAATTCAAAATGAATTAGAAGAAAAAGAATTAACACTTCAATCACAGCAATTAGCAGCACAACAGAAAGCAGCCCAAAAAAAATTAATAGAAGCACAGAAAAATAAAGTTACCAGCATTGAAATCATTCAGGCTCTAGAAGAAGAGCTAAATGCTGTAGAAGCTTTAATCGTAGCAAACGCTAAACAAAGAGCACAGCAAGAACTAATAAGAAATACAATAAATCAAACTGAGCGATCTGTTGGCGGAATTGCCGGTAAGTTAGGAATAGCAACAAAATTCTCTCAAACTGCTGTTGGCCAATTTGCCGATATGGCTTTAAATTTAAAACAAAGTGGAAGAGGTGGCGAAATTTTATTTAACGCTTTAGCAACAACTTTGAGCCCTGCTAATCTTCTTGCTTCACTATTTGAAAAAATATATGAATCTGTAATCGCAACAGCCATTGCTGTTGATAAGGCAGAGTCTGCTTTACAAAGATCAACAGGGTTTGCTATTAATTTTCGTGACAGTATGCTTGATGTTGCTGAAGCAAATGTTATGTCTGGTGTTACAATTGATGATACACAAAAATCTTTCGGCGCCTTAATTTCAAATTTCTCTGCTTTTAGACCAACGGCAGAAGCCGCAAATGAAAGTTTATTAAAAACAACAACTTTGTTAGAGAAAGTTGGAGTTACAGCAGATGTATCAACAAAGCAGATTGATTTCCTAACAAGAGCAATGGGAATGTCGGCAGAAGAAGCACAGGCAATGACCGTTGAAATTGCTTTGGCGGCTGATCGTATTGGGATCTCTGCTTCCAAAATGACTTCTGATTTTGCTGCTGTTAGCAAAAATTTGTCTGTTTATGGCGATCAGATGGTTGATGTCTTTATGGATCTTGAAGCACAAGCCAAGGCAACAGGTGTTGAGGTGTCGCGACTTGTTGAGATTGGCGCACAGTTTAATACATTTGATAAAGCAGCCGAGATCACAGGAAAATTAAATTCTGTCCTCGGAACAAATTTAAGCTCTCTTCAAATGATTAATCTTACAGAAGCAGAGAGAGTTAAACTTCTACGACAAGAATTGAGGGCTACTGTTGGTAACTTTGATTCGTTAGACAAATACACACAAATGTATATTCAACAAGCAGCAGGTCTTTCAAGTGTTGAGGAGGCCAGAAGACTTGTAAATTCATCTGAGGCTGAGTATCTCTCTTATAACAAACAAATGCAAGAAAGAGCAGCAACTCAACAGCAACTAAAAGAAGCAACAGAATCTTTTGTTCCTATTGTTGATGC